ACCACTGCCCGTGTGGAGGGTTGTGCCTGGGGTCGCGGTGGCGGCAACAGCAATGGGTCGCCCATCAGTGGAGCCGCTCAGTTTGACTTTGGAATAGGTTGCCATGATTTCTCCGATAAAAAGGGGTGACTACGACATCCGAAAACCGTAGCCACCCCGCCACCCTCAAATTAATTGACGATGTTTTGTGCGGAAGGGGGAGGAGGAAGCTTCATCCCCGCGCTGGGCGCAGGTGCAGCGGTCACACCATTGGATGGTGCGGTCGTCACGACGTTGCTGGCTTCAGTTGAAGCAGCAATCGCAGGCACCTTGTCGTTTGCCTTGTTCGACTCGAACTGCTTGGGCGTGATGTAGCCCGCAATCTCGCCGTATTGTGCGCCAAGGTCTTTGGCTGAGTGCCATTCAAGATGAACGGTCTTTCCGATGAGCCAATCATCAGTCACACCTTGTGCTGCCATCTGCGCGTTTTCGTAGCCAGCAGACAAGAAGACCTTCTTGATTTGTGCGAGGCATCCGCGACCGCGTTTGCTCAACTCACCATTGTCATTGTATTGAGCAAGCAACTTGCCTTGCGCATCGTAGGGAGTGGTGAGCCAATCGTGGATTGAAAAACCGTTGTCGAAGGCGACTTTGATTTTTCGAGAGTGCGTGCGGGAAGGGTGTGCTTCGACACTCTCGATGCGGGCAGAGAAGAAGCCGGTTTCGGGTGCTGTTCCGCCGACTGAGACAGATGCGATTGCATCTCCAGGGATAAAAAAAGTAGACATAATCGTCGTTACTCCAGGTTTGATTTAGTTTGATGGTGGGGGTGGCGGCAGGGTAACTCCTGCTGCCGGGACATCCGATTTGATTTCGTCGGATGAAAACGTGAAAAGGTCCTTCTGACTTCGTAGTCGCAAGACTCCTCTTGCTATACCATCCTGGCAAGCCCAGCGCAAGTGAAGAGGTGAAGTTTTCTCAGGAAAAATGTTTTGGCGTGACACAGCGGTAACTGCTTCACGAGGATCAACCCCGCCTACGATTGCCTGTGCAACTGCTTCAGCGACATCGTCTTGCCATTCAAGACCAGCGATTCGGTCGAGCCTGTAGTTTGAGCGAGACGCCCGCAGAATCTCTCGGAGATTCCCAGGTGTCATCTTGTCGCACACGCCGGTTCGGTCTCCCGTAATCCAATCCGAGTCGGTTGGGTCACAGAAATAGGTGGAGGGGAACCACGGGTCCGGGTAGCGCGAGTCTATCATTGCGCGGACGTTCACGTCACACCACGATGGAATGGTCTGTGTCTGGTTGCGCGATGGCACATCCGGTCCACCAGGACAGTGGAACCCATCGGCGTTGGAGCCTGGGGTGCGCTCGTGGAAGGTCATGACCATATGCACACCGAGGTGCCTGGACATGCCTGCGAGCTTCAGCAGATGCTTGTTCAGCTCTTGGTAAGGGTAGAACCGGTCCTTGCGACCGCTGCGTCCTGTGGGCGCATTCTCTTGCCAATCCAGCATAGAGCGTTGGCAGATGTGCGATGCATCATCGATGAGCACTGCGCCATACTGCGCTGCCATATCTGATTCGCTCAGGTATTCCAGCAACTGCACAAGCTCAGGAAGAGTTTGTGGTGGTTGCGGATGGATGCTGGGGGTGAATCCCAGTTCGTTCTCCGCGACGAGTGCGAGCGCACTGGGCACACCGATGCACAAGGCAGTCGGAAAGGCAGCGAGCGCATCACTTGTTTTCTTCTTCTTGGGTTTGCCATACACCGTGATCATCACGGTCGGCAGAGCCGTACCATTGTCAGGCATTGTATTCTCCAGGTTTTGTTGTCAGTCAGTTCGTCAGCAAGAAAGAGTGTAGTCAGTTCGGGGTGTATCGGTCAATCAAATTTCATGATTTAACATTTCATCTTCGACAGCAGACTCGCCGAAGGAGCAGAGTTTTGTCGCAGGACAGGCACCGTAGCGCCCATAGCACGTTGTCTCATGCATAGCCTTGGGCCATTTCCAATGCGTGGTTTCCATGTCGAGTTGTGCCAACCCATGTTCAGCTCGCCAAAGAATCTCCGCGAAGTGACCGTCACGATGTGGAGTGGGTGGAACCGTGGGGCGTGCAACCCTCCAAGGGTCGCGAGTCTGAATCAGGTTGAGGGTGAGACCAGCGAACTCGTCGGGCCACACCTGCTTGCCCATGATTCGAAATGCAGCGAAGCCACCGTCAATCGCGTATGCCCCGACCGACTTGTTGGGCTGCACCATCGCCTGGTGCTTGTGGTCCCAGATCCACACACGCTTGGCTCTGTCCTGTATCGCCATGTCGAGTCGGCGCGTCATCATGATGGGCTTGCCATGGTCAAGGTGACCGGGACTGTTGAGTGGTGTGGGTGTGATGACGTTGCCGTGGAACCCACGCAGCGTCTGTGTGGTTGAGCGTGTGCAACGTGGTACCTCTGTAGGGTCTACCACCCACAAGCCCCACGTCCCTCTGCTGCGACCAAGCACAGCAGTGATGGGGTACTCCACAGCAAGGATGCGTCCTGGTGGCTCTGGGTGCTTCGCCATGTAACGACGGAACACTTGAATCATCGGCTCCAGGTATTGTTCTCTCTCCCGGTTCTGTGAGCACCACGTTGCGCCTGCCTCCTCCGGTGAAAGGAAGACGGAGGCATCCTCGTGCCACACATCGTCCACCCAGACGCCTCCTTGCTGGCATCCCCAGATGGCGTGCTGGTGTGCTTGAATCACATGACCCAACGAACCACGCTGCAATGCACCTGTGGGTATCAGGGATAGACCGATGCGGTTGGTGTACGCAAACAACTGCGGACACTTGAGGTACTGTCCGATGCGGCTCCAACCACGAAGGCTTCGTCCTGCGTCGATGAGGATTTGTTCTGTCATTGGGATGCTTCCTTTGCTTCTTCGTCCAGCTTCAACTGTGCGAGTGCTTCTGCGCACGCTGCCCAGCGTCTTTTATCGATGTCTTCAATGGCTCTTTTCTCTTCCGCCTTATCCAACGATGACCATGCATTTCTTGTTTGTCGACGCAGCCAAAGATACTCGGCGCTGGTAGCCGCAAGTGCATCTTCAACATCTTTACTGTCTGCAAATGGTCCGACAAAAGCATCTGGACCTCTACCCTTTTCCCATAAATCTTGGCATATAGGGTGCGCCCGTTCCCCCTTTCGTATGTTTCTTCTGTGCGACATTTTGTGCGTGAGTCCGATGTGGAAGCACTCCGGGCATACCCAGTAAGGTCCTTTACGAGTGCGTTCTGATTTCATTGCCTTGTGGTGGTCGATGGTGCATTCAGGACATCGTGGTCTCCGGTGAAAATGATGCCAACCTTCAGGGGTGACCACTGTGATTCGCTTGTCTGATTCGATTGTGTGAACTGCATCGTGACGACAAGGTTTCCCATCACTACCGCTGCATCGTATTACCAATGTGTACACGCGGTTCATGGTCAGTCTCCCAGCTTGTCAATGATGGATGCCACAATGGAGTCTCTGTCTTCCAGGCCCAACAGTTTGGTGCCCAAACCTTGAAGCTCGTCTGCTTCCAGCATCTGTTGAATCGGACCAAACTTGTCCACAAGGATTTCAATGACACGTTCGTCATAGGTGCCGGTGGCTACGATGACTTTCAATAAGGTGGCGCGTCCACCCAGTCGGTCGAACCGTCCCTTCCATTGCACGAAGTCACCAGGTTTCCATGGCAGCATTGCGAAGATGGCGAGGTCGGTTGTCTGCATCCCATCGACTGCGGTACCGAAGGCTTGTCCTGTACCGATGAGCACGCAGGGACCATCAGACAGCTTGTACTGCTCGACCATCTGCACACGGTCAGCTTCGCTGACCCCACCGTGACCGACCCAGACAGGGGTGGGCTTGGACAGTTGGGCATCTCCTTGGCTCAGTGCGCGTCGGATGGCATGGCCCCATGCCTCTGTTTCGTTGCGTCGAGCGGTGAACACCACAACCTTTCCACCACCACGTAGCCCTTCCAACACCTCGTCTACGACGTAGCGACGTTTGCGGGTACATGCTTCAGCGAGTCGAGCCTCCACCATTCGTTCGCGTGCCAGCGGATTGGACGCGTCGTTCTGCATTACCCGTAGTGCTTGGGTGAAGGTGGCTTGGTCATCCCAACGGTCGGCACGGTTCAAGTCTGTGCGATCCAGGTAGATCACCTGCACTCGTGTGGATGGAAGCGCAGCATGGCTCTCGCTATAGCTGACCTCGTGCATCAGAAACGCACAACGCTGCTTCAGTTCATCGACGTTGGATGCGCCTTTGTCGTCGAGTCCTCCCCACTTGCCGGGGCGTGCATCGCAGAAGCGAGCTGCATACTTGCCATAGCTGTGGCTGAATCCACCAGGAGACAGCAAGTCAAGCGGAGACCAGAGGCGTCGGAGTCTCCCATCATCGATGGGGGTGGCCGTACATCCCATCCGCAACCGTAGACTGGATGTACGACTCACCTCCATGATTGCCACCGCACGAGTTTCCCGGCTCACTGCGGATTCTGCATTCTCGCTCGCTGATGTTTTGCGCTTCTCAAACGAAACGCTTCCGTCCTCCTGCTGAATCGCCTTCCACCGCTTACTGCTACCGTGGATGTGTATCTCATCGAGGATGAGCACCTCTGGTCGAAGCTGTCGTATCTTGTGCTTGTGGTCGGACAGTGACTCCGCACCCACAATGATGAATGGTCGTTCAGTTTCTTGTAGATACTGGTCCAGCGTGATGTCTTTCTTCCGCACATCGCTCTTCGGTATCAGTCGGTACGGCTTGAGCGTTGTGTACTCCTGCGTCTGCGACCACCACACCTGCCTCGCCTTTGCGGGACAGATGACCACGATGGGACCAGTGCAGGTGAGCGCACCCAGCAGTGTGCCCAGTGTTTTCCCGCTTCCGCAGGCCCATACGTTGAGTACCCACGGTCGGCTTTCGGACCACGCAACCCCACGCGCCTGGTAGGGTGTCACCAGTTCAGCGACGTGTGGATGCACCAGTCCCTGTTGAATGAGCCTGTTGATGATGGCGCGTCCGTCACGCTCAAGCGTGTCTCGAAACTCTGGAGTCTCTTCCCAGAACATCGGATGCACATCGGTGTTGACTCCGTTCAGTTCATAGGGCAATCCGTTCAACCGCTCTTGCACCAACCACCCACCGTGCATTGG